AATGCCTTGGTGATGGTGCATGGCCCATCGGGTGGCGGCAAAACCTTTGTCGTTTTGGATTGGTGCTTGCGCATGGCCAGTTCCGTCCCTGATTGGTGCGGTAACAAGGTCAAATCTGGCAACGTGGTCTATTTGGCCGGTGAAGGTCACCACGGCTTGCGCGGTCGCGTAGCCGCATGGAAACAGCACCACCAAATCACCACCCCCATCAATATGTGGCTATCAAAGGACGGCTGCGATTTAAATACACCCGCCGGTTATCTAAAGGTGGTGCAGCAAATCCGTGGAATTAAGCAACCAGCCGTTATCGTGGTCGATACCTTGCACCGCTTTCTATCAGGGGACGAGAACAGCGCCCAAGATGCCAAAACCATGCTGGATTCGTGCAATAACCTGATGAACGAGTTCAATTGCTCGGTCATATTGGTGCATCACACCGGTGTATCGGAAGAAGCGCAGCACCGAGCGCGTGGCTCAAGTGCGTGGCGTGGAGCCTTGGATATTGAAATATCGGTGGTGCCAAGCACGGACAGCACACCAATGAAGCTGGTGCAAAGGAAATCTAAGGACGCCGAAATGACCGAGCCGGTCTTTTTATCCCTGCAATCCGTGGCCATTACCGGCTGGACGGACGAGGATGACCAGCCAGTAACCAGCGCGGTCGTCATTCCAAGTGCCGCACCAGTAAGGGATAAAAAGGACTCCAAGACCGAAGGCTTTCGGAAAATGTTCGAAAATGCGTGGTTTGATTCAGGCGCTGAAGTCATTAACGATCAGCCGTACCTGTCTAGGTCGGCGCTGAAAGAGAAACTTGCAAAGGACGGCAACGCCGATCGAACGATTAGGAACATGATTAATCCGTCCTACACCGATAAATTGATCGGGTATTTGATGCAGTCAGGGATGATTCAAGCCAGCGAACATGGGTGGATTATGGTTAATGAATTGGAAACGAATGCGTTACTTTTACGGAAGAATTCTTAGTATTTTGATATCGTTATTCTTGACCCTGAATGACCCTAGGGTCATGACCCTAGTCAGGGTCAAAAAGGGGCAAAAGATGGCAAAAGTTGACCCTCCCTGACCCCTAACCCTTAGGGTTAGGGTCAAGGGTCAATGCCAGCAGGGTCAGGGTTGGTTAGTTTTTGGATTTTGATTTGTTGTTACTTTTGGAATTGAAATTATGGCAAGGAAAAACGGACGACCGCCGTCGATTAACAGCCGGTTTTTTCACCGCGAATTATCGATGGCCGACAAGATGGTTCTGGCCGCTGCTGGTAAAGGCGACATTTCAGATGGTTTCAAAAATGTTATTGATTCGTATCAGGTTCTGTGGAACGCAGGATACCGGCCTGAGATGGATTTAAATGATTTTATAGGTGTTGGTACTGGCGAGCAGAAATAACGCCGTACAGCTTGATCTGGTGCGTTTTAGAGGCATTGGCTGGTGTGGTTGTTTGGCGGGATTGTAAGTAACTTTTGAGCGAAGAGAAACGAAAGCAAACGAACACAAACGAACATGAAACGAACAGGAACGAACAAAGGCGAACGAACAAACGAACAAGGCGAACGAACAAGGATTGTTCGGCAGGTACCCCCCGAATGCTTCCCCCGCCTCTTTCATTTATTTTTTTGACCCCCCCTCTTTTTTTCTTGCCAATTTTCTAACAACTGATGCCGGAATGATAACAAAATACACACCCCGCTATAGGTTTTCGCTAACGTAATGTTTGAATGTCGCGTAACCAGCGTTATGTAAAATGCGACTGATAGGTTTTTTCTATAAGTGAGTGCTTACTAACATTTTTTGTTAACTTTTTGATAGGGGGGGGGAGGGTGGGGCTGACAAAAAATTTTTGTTGAACCCTCCTCCCCTCAGAAAAAATGAAACTAGGAAAATTATGACAACCACAACACCAGCAAAAAAAAGAGGACGTCCCGAGAAGCTAACGATCCAAAAGTTCGCTGCCAATCCTCCGGCCACCTTACCGAAGACGGACAACCAACGAATCAAGGAATTGAAAGAGATCATTATTCGATCGTCTGGCAAGGACGTGGTCGAGAAGGTGGTGCAGATTGCTTTGACCGATGGCCACCCAGGCCAAATGGCAGCGATTAAGATGTGCATGGACAGAGCCTTGCCGATTAGTCTGTTTGAGAAAGGTAATTCTCAGAGAAGTGCTGTTACGATTAATATCACTGGCCTAGGCGGTGAGCCGTTGCTAATATCGCCATCCCAGCCTGACACGATTGATATGGAGCAAGGGCATGAATAACCCCACCATTATTGGCGATGCAACGCTCTATCTTGGCGATTGCATGGATATATTGCCAACGCTACCGAAGGTTGATGCGGTTATTACTGATCCGCCTTATGGGATAGGCGAGAATCATAAAAAAGTTGCAAGTCGTGGGAAACTGGCTGCGCCTAAAGATTATGGCGAGTTTGATTGGGATATTGCTCCGCCACCAACAGAACTAATAAACGCTATAAGAGACAAAGCGACTTGGAGTGCTTTCTTTGGCGGTAACTATTTTGAGTTGCCACCAACGTCATGTTGGCTTGTTTGGGATAAATTGAATGGCGACAATGATTTTGCTGATTGTGAATTAGCGTGGACAAACTGGCACAAAGCAGTTCGTAGAATTCAATGGCGATGGAATGGAATGATTCGTCAAGGTAATGAGGAAAGATTCCACCCAACCCAAAAACCTTTGGGTGTTATGAAATGGGTAATTGATTTGTGTCCTAAGTCAGATATTATTTTTGACCCTTTCATGGGTTCCGGCACAACTGGCGTGGCTGCCATCCAAATGGGGCGCAAGTTTATTGGCATAGAACGTGAGCCAAAATACTTTGACATTGCTTGCCAACGGATTGAACAGGCCACAAAACAAGATGATATGTTTGTTGCTAAACCTAACTATGAGCAAATAGACCTATATGGCCGACCTTAATTTCCAACTCCTCCCTTGGCAACAGGAAGTCTTCGCCGACACCCACCGCTTCAAAGTGGTGGCAGCTGGTCGCCGCTGTGGAAAATCTAGGCTGGCGGCAACGACCCTATTGATCGAAGGACTGCGCTGCCCCGCTGGCTCGGCGGTTTTGTACGTCGCCCCCACCAACGGGCAAGCTCGCCAGATTATCTGGAACGTATTAATGGAGCTGGGGCGGGACATTATTTCCAACAGCCACATCAATAACCAAGACATCACTTTAATCAATGGAGCGGTCATCTACGTTCGCGGTGCCGACCGTCCAGATACCCTGCGCGGTGTGTCCTTGACCTATGCTGTGCTGGATGAGGTGGCCGACATTAAGCCGGAAACGTGGGAGCAGGTTGTACGCGCATCTTTATCCGACAAGAAGGGTCGTGCCATGTTTATCGGTACGCCCAAAGGGCGCAATTGGTTCTATGACTTGTACAATTTGGGCGACGTTGACAAAGACGATAAGAACTACGACCCCGATTGGAAGAGCTGGCACTTCACCACCAAAGACAACCCGCTGATTGACCCAGAAGAAATTGAGTCGGCCAAAAAGACGTTATCCAGCTTTGCCTTTAAACAGGAATACATGGCGTCGTTCTCCAACGCTGGCTCGGATATATTTAAGGAAGATTGGATCAAGTACGGCGAAGAGCCGTCGCAAGGTAGTTACTTCATAGCGGTTGATTTGGCCGGTTTTGAAGAAGTGGCCAAGCAAGCGGCCAATTCCAAGAAGCGGTTAGACGAGACAGCCATTGCGGTAGTCAAAGTGACTGACGAGGGCAAATGGTGGATCAAGAAGATAGAACATGGCCGGTGGGATATCCGTGAGACGGCGGCCAAGATACTGATGGCCATGCGCGACTACCGTCCGCTGTCGATTGGAATTGAGCGGGGGGCATTAAAAAATGCTGTTTTGCCGTATTTAAGTGACTTAATGCGAAAAAATAATGTATATTCGCACATAGTTGACCTAACGCACGGCAACCGGAAAAAGGCTGACCGGATTATCTGGAGCCTCCAAGGGCGTTTTGAGCATGGCAGGATTGTGCTTAATTCAGACGAGGATTTCGACGTATTTCTCGACCAACTGTTGATGTTTCCGGCGCAGGGGGTACACGACGATCTACCTGATGCCTTGTCCTATATAGACCAATTGGCCGTGACATCCTACATGCAAGAGGATGATTCTGACGATTGGGAACCGGTGGATATTATTTCGGGTGTCTGATGGAACAAAATGATTTTGACCAACCCACAGAGAATGACAAAGAACTAGTCAGTTTCGTGGTGGAGCATTGCGATCGTTGGAGAACGTATCGAGATATTAACTTCCTCCCGCAATGGGAAGAATATGAGCGCATCTTCCGTGGCCAATGGGCATCGGAAGACAAGACAAGAGAGTCAGAGCGCTCACGCATTGTAACCCCCGCTACCCAACAAGCCGTTGAAACACGCCACGCTGAGATTATCGAAGCGATTTTTGGTTCGGGCGAATTCTTTGACATCAAAGACGATATTCAAGATGTTAATGGCGACCCAATGGATGTCGAGTTCTTAAAGCTCCAGATGATGGAAGACTTTAAGCGCGACAAGTTGAGGAAACACGTAGATCAAGTGGTTTTGTTGGCTGAGATTTACGGCACCGGTATCGCCGAGATCACAACGTCAATGGAAAAGGAATTGGTTCCTGCGACCATGCCAATGCCAGGCCAAGAGCAAGCAGCGATTGGTACGGTTGAGAAGATGCGCGT